GATTTCCCCTGGAGGATGGCATGACCGATGTTGCCGTGAGATATGAGGGCCCGCGCGCCACCTACCGCGAAGGCGCCTATGGCTCCGGCCTGGTGTGGGCGCAAGGCGAAACCAAGCTGGTGCCCGAGGCGCTGGCGACCAAGCTGCTGCGCCATGCGCCCGTCTATGTGCCCGGCGACAAGAAGGCCGCACCCAAGCAGGCCGAAACCATTGCAGCCCAACAACCACCGCACGAGGACACGCAGGAGGTGCGCGATGCACTGAACGCCATGGACAAGGATGCGCTGGAAGCCTACGCCCGCACCCACTTTCGCGTAGAGCTGGACAAGCGCAAGAGCGTGCAAAGCCTGCGCGGACAGGTCACGCAGCTGGTTGACCAGTACGGCGCCACCGAGTAAGCGCCATGAACCTGGAACAACTCATTGGCCAATTCCGCATCGACGCGGACGATACGGTAACCAACCCGCCCCTGTGGGCCAATGAGTGGATGAACCCGCTGGTGTGCGAGATTGCCGTAGCGGTCGATGTGACCACCTACACGCTGCACAAGTCCATCTATGAGATTGGGCATCTGCGCTTCAAGGCCGCAGGCGCCAGCCGCTCCGAGCGGGTGCATCTGATCAGCCGCGAAGAACTTGACCGCATCCGGCCAGACTGGCGCGACGAGCAGGGCACCCCGGAATACGCCATTCAGGACGACACCCGCATCACACTGGCACCGCGCCCCACCGAGGCGGGCACGCTGCACCTGGAGGGTTATCGCATACCCCTCAAAGCGCTGGCCAACGGCACCGACAAGCCAGAGATCAACGAGGTGCACCACCGCCATCTTGTGCACTGGGCGCTACATCGCGCTTTCAGCAAGCCAGACGCTGAAACCATCGACCCGACACGCGCAGCCATGGCCGAAGCTGCATTCACCGCGTACTTTGGCCCCCGGCCAGACAGCAACTTGCGCCGCTCAACGCGCAGCGATGTGCCGCAGACCAACAAGGTGTTCTGGGCCTGATCACCCCCCCGGTATGGTTTGGGCTCTAAGGCGCTGGCGGGGACACTCCTTGCAACCCACAGGAGCACCCCATGGCCAACGCCCACTATGTCAAAGGCAAGGAAAAGATCCTTTCCGGCGCAGTCAATTACCCAGCCGACACCATCAAGGTCGCGCTGATGAAGAACACTTACCCGCAAGACCTCGCCAATGACGAGTTCTTTGGCCCGATCAGCGCCTACGTTGTAGGTACACCGCAGACCCTTACAACCAAGACCATCACAGGCGGGGCATTCGACGCAAACGATGTGACGTTTCTTTCGGTGGTCGCAGGCGACACACTGGAAGGTGTGGTGATCTACAAGGACACCGGAGTGGCTGGTACATCGCCGCTGCTGCACTACGTTGACAACATCACCGGATTCCCTCTGGCGACCAATGGCGGTGACATCACCGTGCAGTGGGACAACGGTGCCTTCAAGATTTTCAGCCTCTAAGGGGTCACCATGGCCGTCCCATCCGTAGCCACCTATTCCGCCCCACACCGCTTTCAAAGACCTGATTGACGCCGGCACCGCTGGCGGCTCCATCAAAATCCGCGATGCCGCCGATGTGCTGCTCGCCACCATCCCCCTGACCGACCCCTGCGGCACGGTCAACGGCACCACAGGGCAACTCACGATCACGATGGCGGGCCGGGATGAAAGCGCCGACGCCGACGGCACCGCAGCCTATGGCGAGTTTTGCGACAGCAACGGCCTGGTGCATCTGAGCCTGCCAGCGCAGGCTGGTAGTGCAGCCGTGAGCGGGAAGATCGTCATCAACGCGCTGACCATCGTGGCGGGCGGGCCGGTGGAAGTGCTGTCGGCTACGGTTGGTTGAGGGGTAGTGCGTGGCGTTTGATCCGGATTATGCGAAGGTAGCGCTGCTGCTGCACATGGATGGTGCGAATGGCAGCACCACGTTTACCGATAGCAGTGCTGCGCCCAAGGCGCAGACCGTAGCGGGCAGCGGCGTTGCGCTGTCCACCGCGCGGAGCAAGTTCGGCGGCACATCTGCGCTGTTCAACGGGGGCTATATCTGGTTTGGCGCTGCTGGCGATGCGGCACTCGCGCCGGGTTTGCAAGATTTTTGCATCGAGGCGTGGTGCTATGACACGGGCGGCGGCAATCGGCGGGTGCTTTTTGGTAATTCTGCTGCTGGAGGCTCCGGTGCCACCATGTCGGTGCTGCTGAGAACCAATGGCACATTTTCCGCTACTGTAACCACAGCGGATGCCGTACAACACAACATCTCGCCAAGCACACCGACGCCGTTGAACCAGTTGTATCACCTGGCATTGGTACGCAGTGGCACTGCGCTCAAGCTTTTTCTGGACGGCACCGAAATTGGGTCGGCTACCGGCGTCACTGGCTCTGTATCGGCGGGTGCAGGGAGATTCGCGCTTGGCAGCTTGGGCGAGTATCTCGGCTACGGCGGAGAATACGGTGTGCAGTGGATGGGGCATGTTGATGAATTCCGCTACACCATTGGCTCCGCCCGCTACACCGCCAACTTCACGCCGCCGACCGAGCCGTTTCCAAATACCGCTACACCACCACCACAAGCCCACGCATCAGCCCCCACGCCACTCGGCGCCCCTGCCGCACTGGCCGCATCCATCCGCCAAGCCTGGGCCTATGCCGCATCGCCCCTGGGCGCACCGGCCATACTTGCAGCGAGCGGCGAAACATTCTTTGCCCGCGCAGCCGCCGCCACACCGCTGGGCGCTCCGCATGCGCTGGCACGGGCTGTAGGCGCGGCACGGGTTGCCACAGCAGGCCCGCTGGGGGCAGGTGCTGCACTGGGGCAGCTGGTCGCGGTGGCACGGGCTGCGGCATCTGGCCCGCTGGGGGCCCCGGCAGCGATGGCCCGCACCATGGTGTACGCGCGGGCCAGCGCACAGAGCCCGCTGGGTGATCCGGCTGTCAGAGCCAACCAGCCCCATGTGTTCGCGCGGGCGCAAGGCTTCAATTCGACCGCCTTTGGTACGCCCAGCTTTGCCACCCGCCTGCAGGCCGCAGGGTTCAACAGCACGGCCTTTGGTGTGCCATCTTCGCCCGTGCCGCAGACGGCGGCGGCCAGCGGGTTCAGTAAGACCTATTTCGGGTGGCCGTTGGGGTTTCAGTACATCCAGCCCAAGATCAACCAGGTGGTATCGGCATCGCCTCTTGCAACGACCCAGTTCGGCCTGCCGTCCGCGTTCATCGATGTCACGGTGCAGGCGGCAGGAAGCACGTCCGGGCAGTTTGGCACGCCAACCACAAAGCTTGGGCTGGGCGCGCAGGCTATAGCGCCAGCGACCTCTTGGGGCGCACCTTTGCTGCTGCTATCGATGCGCGCGCAAGGGTTCGGCGGCACCTCCTTTGGCGTGCCGCATGCCGTGATGGTGCAGCACGCGGCCAGCACCTATCGCGCCACCCGCTGGGGCCTGCCGACTTGCACGCGCAGCAACACCTATCTAGCGCGCAGCATTGCCAGCACATCGCGCTTTGGTCGGCCAACCGCTCGCAAGATCAATGCCTACCAGGCCTCCAGCATCACCAGCACCGGGCAGTTTGGCACGCCTGCCTGCGCACTGCGATACCGCGCGCTGGGCATCCATGGCGTGGCGCGTTTTGGCAAGCCGCTGCTTATAAGGAGTGCTGCATGCTGACCTTCGAGAAATTCTCCGGCATCAACAATGTGCTGCCATCGCACCGTCTGGGCGACGATGCGCTGACTGCCGCCACGAATGTGGACATCGGCCTGACCGGCGAGATCAACCGCCGCGCGGGCTACGCCGAGACGCTGGGCACTTGCCACAAGAACTTGCACCAAGCGGCTGGCTTTCTGCTGTCTACCGTGGATGGCGGTGATCTGATCGCCATGAGTGCGACGGGTACCGGCCGCACTGTAATTTCGCCATCGCTCGGCCCCAGCCGCGTTTGGTACTGCAACCTGCCCGACGGACGCACCACTTTCAGCAATGGCCTTATCAACGGCATCACCGATGGTGTCACGGCAACGACATGGGGCGTGCCGGTTCCTGATAGCCTGGGCGCGCTAACCCCTGTGACGGGCGTTCTGTTTCCAGGCGACTATCAATACCAGTTGACCTATGTGCGCCTGGCCGACGGGCTGGAGAGCGGCCCCATCTACTCCAACCCAACGCCCGTGCCAGACGGCGGTGTGCTGTTGCAAGGCCTGCCTATGCTGGACGGCCACAAGATCAACGTGTACCTGACCAGCCACAACGGAGAGCAAGCCTATCTGGCTGGCAGCACATTCACCAGCAGTTTCAGCTACCTGGGCAAGAACGATGCCCTGGTGCTGCCATGCCGCACCGACAACCTGCGCCCCGCGCCGGCTGGCACGGTCACTGCGTTCTGGCGTGGCCGGGTGCTGGTGGCTGTTGGCCCGGTGCTCTATGCCTCCAAGACCAACGCCTGGGAGTCTTTCGACTTCCGCCGCGACTTCAAGCAGTTCAGCGCGCCAATCACCCTGATCCAGCCGGTGGACGGCGGCGTGTTTGTCGGCACCGAGCAGGAGCTGGCGTTTCTGTCTGGCACCGAGTTCGACAAGCTGGCTTACACCCGCGTGCTGGACGGCCCCACTGTGCTGGGCTCCGGCGTGGCCGTGCGCGGCGAACTGGTGCAGCGCGGGCAGGGCACAGGGCAGGGCGCGGCCATGCTCTGTATCGCCGGGCGCGGCATCGTGGCCGGGTTCAGCGATGGCGGCATCGCGCGCATGACCGAAGGGCGCTACGCCGCGGACGTGACCGAAGTGGCCGCTACCTTCCGCATGGTCAATGGCGTCCCGCAATATCTGGCGGTGCCGCAATGAGCCTGGTCAACCAGAACTGGATCGGCCTGAACGGCGAGCCCGTGACCGGGCGCATCCCTCCGCGCCTGCTGGTGATGAACGGCGTACAGCCCAACCCGCAGCAGATGGGCATGATCGCGCACCACTACAAGCTGCTCACCTACATGATGAAGGTGTCGGTTATTCCGTTCTTGATCCAGGAGCGCGCGCTGACGGACGGAACGCGCATCCGTATGGTGTCGAGTTATGGCACGGATACTGTGATGGTGTGGCCAACTGGTGGAAGCGCCTCGGTCAGCATGGGGTCGTTGTTTGTGGTGCGGGCGGTGCGTACGTGGCTGGCCTACGATTCGATATACGGCGTGGACGAAGGGTCCCGCGGATGGTACAAAGACGCCCAGGTCACGCAAGATCAACTTGACGGAACGGTGTACGACAGCACCGACCCGCAGAGCCCGAAACTCATCAATGGTGCCGTCACGCTAAAGATCCGCACCAACGAAAAGACCAAAAAGAAGGAGCCCGTCATCGTGCGGCGCGGCGGCCCAGTTGGTCTCAACATGCATGGCAACTGGGAAGGGCACATCCACTACGGCACGGGTGTGACGTTGGTGGGTAACCATGTTTTCTTGGGCCCCGACCTTTGCGCGGAAATCACGGGATGGGTTGGAGATCCAATTTTGGCAGTGAGTCGCGTCGGACTGACAACGCTTTATGTGGCGACACAAACAGGTGTGATGCGCTGGGCGCTACCGACGGACTTGGTGACCGGCGCTCCTCCAAAGATCGGGGACAAGGAATACATCAAACTCAAGAAAGAGTCCAAACCCCTGCCACAGGTAGCCATCAACGGCACCTACATCATCGACTTCAAGGCAATCGAGCCGGCTTCTACATACATCTACAAAGCTCAGTTCGGCGCAGACGGCCGTTTCGTGGCGTGGCTGGATGGCCGGATCGACCCTGTTACCGGCTACGCGACCATCAGCCATCTCCTGTCGGGGGTCATTGGGACAGATCCGATCACGGGTGACTACATCCTGAAAGACAAATCGGATATCGACATGTCTTCCGGCGAAACAAACACCAGCAATTCATCGACTACCCGGCCAACACTGGCAGATGTTGAGGTTGCTAGACAGCCGCCACTGCCGCCTGAGGTCTATAAGATCGCTGGGACATGGGATGCGGTGTTTGCCGCGGACACAGAACCGATGGCCACGATATCCAGCACCCCTACCGGTGAGCCATTAATCGGTATTTTGGTCATGTATGTAAATGACCCGCCGAGTTTTTCGTACGGAATTGAATCCTCTGCCGGCACACCACCCACATACAATATCCTACACCCGCTTTCATGGACGGACACGGCGGGGTCTGGCACATACAAGAACGTCAAGTTCAGCGTCATGCGTGGCGTTGGGGAGATCGTGCGCGGCAGCATCCCCAGTGCGAGGGTTGGAAGCTCAAGCACAAATGGAAAGCTAGATCTGCTGGAGAATTTCCTCGACAGATACACCCGTACATTCAGTACCTCGGCTTCTATAACCGATAACGGGGCAGGAGAATTCCTCGGTGTGACAGTTGCAGAGGCCATGGCCCGATATTCCAGCGGCACATCTGAGGGGCCGTTTGCATTTATCCCAACTCCGCTACCTTATGGTTTTGAGCGCAGAGTAACCTACTCGTCAAGGGCAGGGCCGATATACAAGTACACGTACCTAGCGTCCAGAGACCCCGATGTATGGGATGTGATGGATGTCCCGACGGTCATATACACCAGATACTTGCACGTAGAGGGAGAGTACCTCACTGGCGACCCATTCGGCTCGGCGCCTTATCTACAAACGAGCGAGTCAGGATCGGCCAAGACCGTCATCTACGCCAACCCTGATACCGGCTGGATGCTCGTGGAACGTGGGTCACACTCCAACGCAGCAGGAGGCCCCGTAACGGCAACGTACGCATTAGATGTCGTTAAGTTGCGCCCAGGAAAAGAGCCATCTGTATTTACGGTATATGAAAAGACTTATACCAATGACGACGCATTTGCGGATTACGCTGGCGGCATGGTGCCTGGGCATCTATCGCCACAGGCCATCACGGGGCAGGGCTACCAGCAGACCGACTCACCCATCAGCGCGATCTCTACCAAGGAATGCATCATGTTCTCAATGCCTGTGGCGCTGCATGACAGCGCCTTGTACGACCCGTATGGTCGACTATATGGCGACAAGGAGTACCGATCCCTGTCCTTTGCCGTCTGCGACGACGGCACTGTGACCAATTTGTTCGATCTGATCAAGGTGCCAGAACAGCTTGCGCAGCCCGGCATAGGAGCCAGCGGCGACCCAACCGTCACATTCGAAATGACCCTCCTGCGGGAAAAAATATGAACACCATCGCCATGAACACCCTGACCGGATCCGTCTCAGAATACACCGGCTTCGGCTTTCAGTCCATCACTCCGACGCACGCAGGCTCGGCCGCAGGCCTGTTCACCCTCGGCGGCGACACCGACGCGGGGCTACCCATCGTGGCCGCTGTCACCACGGGAAAGCAGTTGTGGGGCGGCACGCTCAAGAAAACCGCGCAGATGGTGTACTTCGCGCTCAAGGGCAGCGGCACCAGCACCATGACTGTGACGGGAGAGCGCACCAGCCACAGCTACCCGTTCCCGGTGCGGCCAGACGGCCAGTCGCGTAGCAAGCCAGGGCTTGGTATCCGCGAGAACTATC